ATTACCACGACAGCAGACCAGACCTTACATCTTATATTTTTTATGATTCTCCTAGATATTGGTGGTTGTTATTACACGCAAATGCGTTAGAGGATTCTTTCAACTTCTATGATAAGGGAGACCTTATAAGAATACCAAAGCTATGACACGAATAGGATTAGATTCAAGGCTTCCTAATTACGAAACACTTTCTCCTGCTCCACAAGCACAGGTAGTGTTAGCGTTTGATAAGGAATCTATTGATAACTTCTTTGATTCAGGTTTAGGCGTTAATTCTGATTCATTAAAGGTATTTTCAAAAGGGGACGGTAGATTACTAAACTTTACTCATGAGCTAGGATCGCAGGAAGGCGGGAAGGCAAAGAACGAGTTTACTTTAAAGATTGTTGATCACGATAATTACTTTCTAAATTCTTTATTCGATAGAAAGTTCGATCAGGTTCTTAATCAAGCCAGAAAGATAGTAGGGTTAGATGCAAAAGAAACTGAAATATCAACAAATGCTAAATCAGAAACTTTTGATTATAGAGATGAACTTCAAACCATATCGGGCGGTCTACCGAAGTTTTATATAGCATATGGATTAGGAAGCAATACTAACCATTGGGCGGGTCCATTCGTTTGCCATTTATTAAATGGAATATACCAAGAGGATGGTGAAGGTATACAAACCCTAGAATTAAAATTCTACCCAGAGTTCAGAACGGACATAGTTCCTAAACAGATTGAAGGTAAAGGTGGTCAGGTAGGATTAGATGTTAAGTCTACAATAAATGTAGCTCAATTCTTTTTTAATACAGCAGGGTCTAAAGGAAGTACCGATAGAAAGATTGAGACTATAGAAGTTAGATGGTTAATAAATAATTTACAAAATGCGTTAGAGGAATCCATATTAAAGTACTTAAGAGGATGTGGGTATAAGAATGTTCTTTTATTATTTTCTGATTTAGAGAAAATTATGGAGGACGCTAATTACGATACCTTTTCTGGAACTAAAAAAATAACATGGGGTAAAAAAACAAAGAAGTACTTGAGAATATTGAATTCATCTAATCTAGATGGGGTTGCTGGTAAATTTGCTGATCAAGAAGCGTTGTACGATTTACATAGAATATTTAAACTGCTGGGCATAGATGTAACACTTCCAGAGATTAGTAGCGAGAATACTTCCAAAATTAATTGGATTCAAAACCCTCATATAACACAAAAGGTTACTACTGAACAGCCTTATGAGTATGACGATGAGATGACCAAGTACAAGGATGATGTTACTTATGGATTGACGATAAAAGCCCCACCTCAAGGACAAAGTGTTTTTAAACCTGTTCTTGATATATTAAACAATTTACAAGATCATGTACAGAGGTTAGTGACCCCATTCATAGGTGTAGAAGCAAACGCTTTGATAGTGGATGAATGGAGAAGGGCTCATCCTAATTACATAACAGATCCTGACGAACCAGTAATCGTTATAGGTGAAGAGGCTTTAATACAGAAAATTCTATACCATAAAGAAAATAGTTCACTAAAAATATCTGACTACATCTACCCTAGCAAGGATTGCATAGTTTCTTATATTTCAAATGAAGCAAATGATTACAGAGAGTTTATGAAAAACTTTCATGTATCAAAGAGAGGCAAGGGTTTCTTTGATTATAATTCAGGAGCACTTCCTGATGAGTTTAGTTGGAATGATAGAGCCGCAGCCGAAGGTTATGCAGTTCCAGTGTTCAAGATAAATACACAAAATCCGAATGTCTTACGGTTTACCTCTAAAAGTAAAGGTATGTTCTTCTCCACCCTGGCTGGTACTTGTCAGACTATAGCCTCTGTAATTAAAGAGTCTTTAAAGGAAGGAGGAGTTAATCCATATATGTCTGTAAAGTCTAACTTATCAGACACTATAGCCCGTGTACTTGAGACAAGGAATAAGGAGGGGGATACTAATAATGTTAGAAAATTTGCTAAAGCTCCTCCTATAGACTTTAAAAAAATAGGGGATGAAGTAGCTGACCTTGTATTAGAAGGAGATCCTTTGGGACCCTCACCAGTATCAACTGGAAATGATATAGTTTCTTTCTTAACATATATAAACAACTTTTATAAGATGTTTAATCATCAGCACATGTGCTCTATAAAAACATTACCTTACTATAATCTATCAGAGCTATCTGTATTGAATGAAAGGGCTATTTTATTAAAAAATCAGGTCACACCTGTATTAGAGGAGAGAAGTACAACCAACAGCATTTATACAGGTATATGGGCCTTCAGAGCGTTTAAACATGTAATAAGCACTAGTGATGCATATTCAGAATTCTCTATGTATAAAATGGCGTTCGAGTTTGAGAATAATGGTGATAAAGGTACGATAGGAGAAGGCGACTAATGAATATGCGTAGTGGTATAGTTAAGGAACTTCGTGATTGGCACCAACAAGGTAGCATGGGTGTGCTATTCTTTAATGAGTCTAGAATAAGATGGGTTGAGTATGGATCACAGAGAAGTGGTGCTGGTGGATTGTTGGCATTCCCAGAAGTAGGTGACATTGTTATATGTGTAAGAGATGAGGATAGGGATGCTTGGGTTTACTTATCTACGGTAAACAATGTCATTACCGATTTTAATTATCTAATAGACGAAAATGATAATGATAATATTGAAAAAGCATATCCTTTAGGAACATTCGTTGCTAACTGGGGACCTCCAAACCCTTACCAATACACGCTTACACCTCAATTAGTATCCTTAATGTCTACTCTTGGAGCAGGCATTTATGCAGTGGACGCAGCTACTGATGAGGCTTTGTATAGGCATGTTACTGTTAAATCCTCTGCCGACAATAGGCTTACAATCTCAGATGTGCCAGGAAATGAAGGAGTGTGGATGACGGTTAATGCTGGAACGGACGAAATCCAACCGCAAGATATAGTAAAGATTTCCGGTACGAAAACAGCAGACCCATTAGGACCTAGATCAATACAGCTTGTATGTAAGAACAATATATGGCAAGAGTCGTATAGTGGAAACTTTAGAATAGGGGTGTACAACGGCGGCTTACTTGAGATAATAAATGAATCACCAGAGGAGTTGAAGGTCGCAGGTGTTGATGGTATACGCACGGGAGAAGTGTACCTAACTAGCCTTCATAACGACATTCACCTTCATGTACGCAAGCAGGGTAAGAGGGTTATTATCCAATCAGATGGTAACGCTGAGAATGTAATTGAACTTAGATCTACGGGAAGTGTAAAGGTTCATGCTGGAGGGAATATTGATCTAGACTCTGGAGGAGAGATTAACATAAAGGCTGTAGGTAATGTAAATATTGATGGAGCTAACATCTACTTGAAATCCGATCAAGCAACTCCTGGACAGATAGAAAAAACAAATATTGAGAGAGAGGGAGAGTAATGGCTTATCTAAACCCTAATGTATTAACAAATCCGCTACAGGCTACCAACCAACTCTTTGGTGTTCCTGGTTGTCTTATAGACCTTACAGAAGAGATGGCTAGGCTTCTCCCTGGTGATATTTTAGGCAACTACGCTACGGGTCTTAAGCAAGGTAGGGAGAACGCTCAAAACCATATAGCATCAATAACAAAGAAGCTTTTTAGAGATACTGGTATAGTTACCTTCAACACAGCTACAGGAACTATAGAATTCTTTTCAAGCTCGAACGCTTCTAACTCCCCTGGGGCATTAGGCGGTGTAGCGTCCTTCGCAGGAAATGTGGCAGGTTATGGTCAAGCATTATGGGAGAATGTTAATGCAGCTTTGGATGTAGTTAATAATATAAGTGATTGTATTGATGAAGTTAGAGAGTGGATGTCCAACACTACAGCAGACCAAACGGCCACAACAGGGCAGTCCTCAAACACAACCTTCCCTACTGAAGTTGAAAAGCTTAACGCATCCAAAGCCCTTGATCAAGCTAATCAATTTATTGATAATGTAAACGCCACTCTTCAAATCATTGAGAATGAACTTTTAGAAAGAGATAGAGATCCTTCTAGAGAACCTATCCTTATAACAGACGGGATAGACGCTGACCCAGACGAAGAACCAGAGCCAATCTTCAGACTGGTATACGGCCCTCCGAAGTCCAAGAGCGGCCAGTTCCTACTGTCAATGGACGGCATCTACTACAACAGCCAAACCTCGTCATATGCCATGGGAGATGTCCCTACGCAGGCAGACATAGGATTTGTACCAGCCCCAGACAGGTGGAGAATGGATCACCCAGCAAACCTAGGAGGCAAAGGGTCTGGGTTCTCTTTAAACCAAGTTAACAAGTATGTTGGAACTATCTTCGATATAAACAATATAGATAATACGGAAACTCTTCTAAAGCACTATAAGGCAGACACCCTTTATAATAATTTAGTTGGTCAGAAGAATATTTCTGTTGACGCATTAAAGAAAGAGAAGGCTGACCTATTAGCAGACGGTTATACAGAAGATTCTGCAATAATATTTAACATAGATCAAAACATATTAAGCGTTATAGGTGAGTATGATTATAAGATCAACAAAAGAAAGAAGCAGATCGAGGTAGCTGTAAAAGCTCCAGACTTCTTCGGACTAGAGCAGCCATTCTTCCCAGGACATGTTCCTGTTAACGATTTCTCATTCTTAAGTTCACTAAATCTTTCAATAGAGATAGCGGCTCAAAGAGACCTTACTTTTGATCATGGAGAGGTTAAAGATATAATCCTTCCTCTACGACCTATTTTCGTAAAAGCCAAGGACTCTGAATACAGAGTACAAATCTCAGACCTTGAGGTTGCTGAAGTTGGTGTAGGAGCTTTAAAGGATTATGGAGATGCTTCATCTGTTGAAGAAACAGTACTATACATTACAGATGCGATAGAAACTAAAGGTCTTGAGGCTAGTTATTCTTTCTTATTACCTAATGTAGAGACTGTTGGTGACTCTATCCTGTATAGGACTTTGAATAATAATGGAGAGTCTGGATATCTAAATGCTCAGATATTAGGATCAGATACTTCTTCCGTATTCTTAAGTGGAGTCAGCATACCTAAACTAAAAGGAATGTGTATGTTCGGAGAAGCTTCCGATGGGTCTTCTGTAGCTGCTCCTTATACTCTAGGATCTGTAGTTAGAATACCTGACGCAGCCGTTACCCAAAACCTGATGTACAATGTCTCTGGATGTTCTTTTGATTTCTGGTTACATATGCCCAATTTCGGTCAAGCAAACAATCCTTACGAGCAAAACAACACTGCTACACCAGTATTGAATGCGGAAGGGGCAGAATGGGTAGACCATAACTATTACAAGATTATACTTGCAAATGAGAATGTTGGAGGAAGTTACAAGACAGATCCTTCTGAAATGACCTCTGTAAACGGAACTCAAGTAGTAAAAGGTATGCTAATGGGTTTCACCAGAGACCCTCAAATAGTAACAGAAACTATAAAATCAAGAGGAAGCACCTTTAATGTAGGAGATAGTTTTGGTGTTGATACTTCTAGCACTGTAAGTTCAATGGCATTCTTCATAGCACCTACCCAATCAGTTAATGGAAACGATGTTGAGTTTATTAGAAAAGGTGAGTGTAATAACCTTGAGAACGGTTATCGTAAATTTGTAATACAAACATCATCAACTACTGATAGCGGCTATTCTCTCAACGATCTATCATCACAGTTCTCACATATAAGTGTGAGTATGGATGTCCAGAATGATGACCTATCTGTATATTTAAACGGTGAGTTGCTAGAGTCATCTTCATATTCAGAAGTTTTTGGAACACAGCCGAAACATGCGGCTAGGCTACCCACCTTCATATCTCAAAAGCTAACAGACAATCCAAGTTTCTATTACTCACAAGATACCATACTAGCATCTACGCAAAGCCAGACCGCACTTAAGGCTGGTCCAGACACTAATACCTACTTCACACCTTGGATTATTGGAGGAGGCTGGACCGATGGTTTGCCCAAGGTAGGATTCATGGGAGAAGGTCACGGTCTTTCAAGTGGTCTAGGGGGTCATGTAGGAAGCTTTAAGATATATTCTAAACCACTAGATAGTATTGAGGTTACTCATAACTACAACGCTCATAAGAATTATTACAAGGATATTGATGTCTAATGGTTTTATACGGCAACAATCTATCGAAGGAGATTAACAAAGGAATCTCTCAAGGAGCCTTTCCAAAATTCAATGGAGTAGGCTTTCCTTTTGGAAAGTATGAATCTAATTATTGTCCAAAGGAGTATGGAACTGCCCTAATTAAATCTCAGATAAGGCAACTTCTTCTTGTTAATAAGGGAGAAAGAGTTATGCTGCCTAACTACGGTATAGGTATTAGAACCTACCTTTTTTCAAATATAACGCCTTCTGATTTGGCAGCCATAAAGCTTGACATTAAGGATGCTATTAGCAGGTACATCCCAAACTGCTCTCTACTTAACATAGAGGTCGAACTTGCAGAAAACTACAAGTTTAATGGTATGGATGGGTTGATAATAAAACTTTCAGTAAAGGCAGAGAAGATTAACGAGATACTTGATTTTAGTATAGAGCTATGAGTAACATCCCATACACAACAGCATCGACTGATTTTCTTAAGAATTTAGTCCCTGATATTGACAGTAGAGGTGATATCATTGATTTCACTGCTACTGATTTTGCTACATTAAGACAGGCTCTCATTGATTACATGAAGCTTGTTTATGGAGAGCAATACCAGAACTTCTCTGAATCAGATTTCGGAATGATGTTCGCAGAGCTTGTAGCTTATATGGGATCTGTAATGTCATACAAGGCAGACATGCTCGCGCATGAGGGATTTATTAAGACTGCCAAGGACAGAAACAATGTAAGGAAGTTACTTGAACTTATAGGTGTTAGAATGCGTGGCCCTGCTGGAGGAGCAGGAAAAGCTAGAGTTATAGCAGAGGATCCTTTACTGGGTGAGTCTTTCGAGGTAGCGGTTGAAAATAGAGTGATTTCTTTAAACTCTCCTAATGATGGTGGTCCTGTAAACTACACCTTGTATACAGCTACTGGAGGTATATTCGATAATCCTGAACCAGACGGGTCTATAGTGTTATTGTCTTCCACAGCAGATAATGCAGAAAAAACTGTATGGACTAACCTTGCACTAGTTGAAGGTTCTTTAGCAATTGATAGAGGAACCTTTAGAGATTTAGGAATTATTAAAGAGGTTACTTTACAAGAGGGTCCTGTTGTAGAGGGAAGCATTCAAGTTCTTGTAGATGCCCCAGGATCTAGCGCAAGCGGGTCGTACACAGAGGTAGAGAGTATTTATTCAGCTTCTTCTAGTGGTCATAGGATTTTCTCTGTAACTTATGATACAGATTATAACGCTACCATAATGTTTGGAGATGGAACTAACGGTGCTGTTCCTCCAACAAATGCCACTTACTCTATTTATTACAGAGTTGGAGGTGGTGAAAGGGGTAACGCTCCTAGAAGTTTCATTAATACCACTATAGTTGCTGGAGATGGAACCAACCTAACCCTAGAAAATATAGAGGCGATCACGGGAGGTACAGACGCAGAGACTGTCGATAGGGCTAAGAAATACGGTCCTCTCGCGTACAAAATGCAAGAGAGGCTAGTATCACTGGAGGACTATAGAACATTCGCCACACGCTTCGTAGGACCTACAGGATCAACTGCTAAAGCTACTGCGTCTACAAGGAAGGCGTTCTCTTCAGCAAATATCATAGATGTATTCGTTTTAGAAAAAGCTAACAACCTACAACTACAGAAAGCTTCTGTAGCATTCAAGGCTGCATTACTTCAGGCCATGAATGAAAAGAAGATGTTAACAGACGAGCTTGTTGTTGTAGACGGTCTTATAAGAACTGTAGATTTAGCCATGACGATCTATGTCGATAGGTTCTACAGACCCCGAGAGGTAGAGATTATTGAAAGTGCTGCTAGAGAAGCTACCAACTTCTTCCTAGCAGACAACAGGGAGTTTGGTGAAAGAATATGGCTAGAGGAGATTAACAGAGCCGTGTTCAATGGCGTGGATGAGGTTAAGATATCTAAAATTGATAACTTAACACAGGACATACAACTGAACTTTAATGAGATCATTCAACTAAATAACCTTGTAATAAACATTAGCTATGTATAAGTATTTTAAGAGAAACTACTACGATATTCTTGAGAAGATAACTCCTGAGATTTATCTGGAGGAAGATCTTAAGATAACATCAGACACGGAGGTTGATTCAATAAACCTTGTGTTGAGTAGTCTTGCTTTTTATACAGCGCATGTCTTTGATTTTACAAACCCCGCAGAGCTAGAAAAGAATATACTTCCCGTATCAGCGGTGGGATCATTTAGTGGAATAACTGACCCTAATTCTGGTCAGATGGCTAGTTACTTCATACCAAGAAGTAAACTGTCTGAAATAACTCCATACGATCTTGAGGTTGAGATACTACAACCTCTTGGGTATTCGTTAAAGGACTACACTACATCCGCAGATCTTTCTGCATTTGTGAGCGAAACGCTTCTTCCAAGAATAAGGCTGAACGGTCATGTGCAGGAGTACTTGTATCAAGACATGGCTGAAGCTACAGACTATGCCTTTGCAGGTGACTCTAGTGGAACGCATGAATACCTAGGAAACGCTTTAGGACTGTTCTACTTTCTAAATTATAACTCCTCTGGTGCTACCATACCTCCATATAAATTCTTAGAAGAGGACCTAGTTAGAAAATTAAGTACAGGTCAACCATTAACAACCCATGACGCTGTAAGATCGTTATTCAAAACCTTTTGGCATAGCTACGATTTCGTAAATAGCGTAGGACAAGGGGATCTTGTTCCAGACAGGTTCTTATCTGGAACAGGGTTTCATACTAGTGGAACACAATCTCTAGAAAGGTTACTTACAGCGGTAGACATAATATACAAGGAATCTTCTTTAGGAGGGTTGGACAATTACTACAAAGATGCTTTCAATGAGCTTATAGAACTTGGAAGTATGCCTGAAGAAAAAATAAAGGCTGGTCCGTTCGCAAAGTTCATGAGAGGTGTGTCCTACATGATGGCGGATGTTGATGATTTCAATGTCAAGCTGAAATCAGCTAAATTCATTGATGACTGCCCTAAAGAGCTTCTTCCATATCTAGCAGACCTTATAGGATGGAAGTTCTATGGAAGTAACGCAGCGTCTTGGCGTAGACAGTTAAGAACAGCTAACGAACTTTATAGAAGGAAAGGAACCAAGCTTGGACTGGTACAGGCTTTTAACACCATATTGCCTGGAGCCAGGATAGATATGAACTCATCCATTTCAGAGATGTATGAGTCTTATCTTCCAAACATGATGTACTATCTCCTGCTAACGGAGTCTTCTTTATTAAAGACTCTGGTTAGTTGGACATTCGATGAAGCTATTAGATTCACTGAAGGTGAATACAATTCAGAAGACAGAGAACTGAATGCTAGATTTGTAGTAGACCATATTCTTCTAAGAGCTTACCACCAGTTCCCAGACCTATTCTATGTTAGAGGGTACAAGTTTAATTTACAAGACCCGGAGTTTATATTTCATTACAGAGGAAGAGACTTTCCAATGCCTCCATGGGAGGAAGAGAAATTTTATATCGACTGTGAAATAAACGATGATCTAGTACAATTCTTTAGAGATGAGTTGGTGTGCTTGGGTGTAGACGAGTACTATGCAGACTATTTCCAAGACTATGTTTTAGAGAGCACTATAAAGGGGTGGATACCTACAAGAAACTATGAGAACGGGTTCATGTTCTTTACAGAGACTCCTGTAAAACCACCCAACTATGAGAGGCTTACCAAGTATGGAAACTATGAGGACATGTCTTACATGACCTTATGGAACGGTAAATCTTCTCATTTCGACATCACGCTGTCAGGGTCTAGCTTCACAAAGTCTAATATACTGAACAACATCAACTATGCAGACGAAGATTTCTTTGCTGCACTTGCTGTCATAAGAGACTATAGCCCAGCTAAAGCAGTTCCAAGAGTACACTTTGATTTAAGTGCTATAGAGTATTTAAACTCTGCTGATTATCTTTATCCTAAA